AAGGTCGAAAGGGCCGGAAGCTTCCCCGTCGAGCTTACCCGCCGCTTGCGGGAAGGCTTCGACGACCGCGTTCTTTACCGCTTCGGTAATTTGCGGTAGCGGTACGAGATTTATCCGCTTATAAAAATCGGAGACGCTTACCCCTTCGCTCGCGAGTTGGTCCGCACAAAGTACGTGCAAACTTTTAAGCAATGGCCCGAGCGGGACCTCCATCAAGGTTAATTGCCCGAGGCTAATATTTAACTTTTCGCAAATCTCCGCGAGCGCCCAAAGCGTAAGACGCAACCGCCACTTGGTACCGTTCCCGTCTACTATGACCGCGTTCAAGGTCTCTTCTTGGTTGTCCACAATTGCTCTCCTTTTTTCTTTCAAAAATAACGGGGTCCTGTACGGGGAACCCCGCTCCCACTTCGCGCCGTACCGCTCCCGGGGCGATCAAGTCCCACCGTGGTCTTTAGCTACCGTCAACCGGCACAACAACGCCGCCGGAACTGATAACCCAAGTCGGGGTACCGGAGCCGACGAAAGTCGTCGCGTTGGTTACCGCTTCTTCGAGAGGTTCGGAGCGTTCGAAGCTTGTCACGAAGACTGTACCCCTTAGCCCCTCTTGACCGTCGACCGAAATATCGCCGTCGAGAATCAAAACTTCAATCGAAGTATTGAGGAAGAAAGACTCCCGGACTTTCTGCCATGCGGTGTTGTCGGTGTTGTAGATCATATCGAAGTCCGCGCCCCATTGCGCGAGACCGGCGAGACGCGACCGCCAACCGGCGGTGGTGCGGCTCGTGTCGTCAACCTCGTTGCGTTCAAGGTTCAAAGTTACGTCCCGAACGGTATCGAGTTCGAGCCACGAAGGGCTCCCGGAGGTTCCGTTGTTGTAGTACAAAACGCAATCATATCCAACAATGGTTGCCATTGGTTTGTTTCCTTTCTTTGTTTAACTGGTTTCTCTGATAAGCGCGCGGGTCCGAATTAGATACCCGGGATAGCCTTCGGTATCCGGCGCCCGCTCGGGGGGCTCGGCCAAACAATAGACCGGGTCATATCCCGAGACCGTCAAGTTTACACGGTCAAGCGCGCGCCATAAATTCATAGCTAAATCGTTTATCGTTTTTTCAGACTCCCCGCGATTACCCCAAACAAAAACGTCTATTTCAAACTCTCCCCCACGCGTCGAGCGGTCTCGTCCGATGAGGTTCCCCCCGGTCTGGACAAGTACAACGAGTGGCGCGGGTGCATCCGGTGGTGGCGGTTGCGTTGTAAAAATCGCCGGCTCGTTGCCGCTTCCGAAATCATAGGTGGCTAAGTCGTCCGTAACTGTTGCGTCGTTTTTTATAGCGTCGTAAATAGCTTTGAGAATGCTCATAGAATCCCCTTGAAAAGCTTCGGTATTTCTTTGCGCGCATTCCGAAGCGCCGGACGCATAAACGGCCGCGCCGCCATAAGGCGGGTGCCGAACTCTAAGAACTTACCATAGAAAACCGAGGGTCCGACAACTACGGTAAAGAGCCCCCGCATTTCTGTTTTGATACTGTCCCGGAGGTCGCCCGTTTGTACGTTCGGCGGGTCTCCCTCGGCGGACGCCCGGACCCACTCTTCTTTCGGTTCGCCGTAGTAATATTTTTCTGCTTTCACTTGCGGGGGTCCTGCGCGCCCGCCGCCTTTTAGTAAAAGCTTTTTCGCTTCCCGCTCTACGAGAAGCCCCGCCCGGAGCAACCGGCGCGTCGTGCCTTGCTGCGTCTTCAACTTAATTTGCGACGTGTTCAGCTTTGAGACTAGCGAGAACTTCAAATTCAATGCGCGCCCTCGATATGGTCAATAGTATTTTCCAAGCAAGGCCGCGTCCGTAACGCGGTTATAAGTTGCCGGTGAATTTGTGTTTGCTCCCGGGCGGACTGAATCATTTCCCGGCTTGCTTCCGCGTGATTTTGTAACGCCGTTGTATTTTCTACAACGAGCTTTTGAAGTTCGGTCCGTTGGTGCTCTTCGAGTGCCGCCAAGCGTTCGACAAGTCCGGTCTTTTCCTTTGCGTCTTTGGCTCGGCGTTGAATATCGAAGTACACAAACAAAAGCAAAAGCGCGACGGGGAGCCCGAGCGTTTTCACAATTTCCAAAAAATCGGCCAAGCCCATGTTATTGTTCTCCGTTGTTTTTGTTCCAGTTGCGAATAAGCTCGGCGTACCAAAGCGGGGTAACAACAACGTAGCCGCCGACGTCTTTCAAAAAGGTTTTATCCTTTACCCCGTCAATCGCAATCGGGACCTTACGGTTTGTTGCGATCCGCGGCGTACCCTTCGCCGATTCCGGGAATGGTATCGGGTCGTGTAGAACCGTCGTGTTATTCTGCTTTATCCCTATCGTGCAACCCGTAGCGGCGAGCAAGCTCGTCACTAGAAATAGGCCGAGCGGTACCTTCCACATTTTCCACATTTTCCGTTTCTCCCGGGGTCTCGAGTGCTTGCCCTAAAACCTTGGCGAATACACTCCCCAAAAAATCAAGAAGGATAGAAAGCCAACCCATTTCTTACCCTTCTTTTTTCTTCAAAAGGTTGAGGCGTTCGGCAAGCTCGACCGACCATTTCATAGCCTCGCGCTTTAGCTCTTCGCTCGGTTCTTTCCCGTCGAACTTTACAACGGTCTCGTTGAACTTGGCTAAAAACATATCGAGCTTATGGACCGCCCGGGCGGTTGCTGTGTCTTCGGCGTCGGCGCCGTAGTCGTCGGGGACTTTTTCCTCGACCCATTTCGCCGCGGCGATTGCGAAGGGTTTGTAATGGTCAAACTTTTTGACCGCTTCAGACTTGCCGAGGTACGCGAGCAAAGCCCGGGTTACGATCATAATACAGGCCCCGATTATTGCGACCAATGCTGTAACAAGTTCGGTGGTTTCCACGATTGCTCTCCTTTACTAAATGGGTTTATCTACCTTTTCGAGTGACACTTCCTGCGTGTCGGTTCCGTCAATTTTTCGCGTTGTCGTTACCCGGTAACTTTCCCCGGCGACTTCGATCAAGTCGCCCTTATCAATATCGCTTTCCCGACGGGCGAGGAACCGGGGCTCGCTCTCTTGGTACTCGAGTATCCCGTAAACGGTCGACGCGTCCCCGGCGGTTTCAGTAAACCCGCCCTGTCCGTCGCTCGTTCTCGTTGGTCGATATCTGTTGTACGGGGTCAAGTTCATTTTCTCTACTCCACATACCGGTATAGACTAAACTCGTCGAGTTGTGCGTTTATGTTCCCGTCGGCGAGCCGGTCGAAGGACACGCTCGCGCCTTGGGCGCTCTTGCTCTTTGCGCCTTCGGGGTTGTTGTACGCCAGAAGGGCGAGCCCGATAATTGCGTTTTTTAATCCCTTGGGCGCGGTCGCCGAAGTATATCCGGCGGTATAACTAACCTTCCACCGGAGTTCGCCTTCTTCCCAAGTTCCGTCCCGGAGGTCTTGCACAATTCGGGTGTCTGTAAAGTAATACTCGTCTGAGTCCTCGACCGTGTCGTCGTCCCATGCGTCTTTAACCGAAGCGACCGCGGTTATCGGGAGGTTTTTCGGGTAGAGGTCCGGACCCCCGTCGGCGTCGACCCGCTCGTCGGTATAGCTCGCGCTCGATAGCTTTATATTACAATAGCTTTCGACGTAGCTCTCGGCGCCGTCAATCAAAAGCTGTATCTCGGTGTCGTGGGTGCTGTAGTCAATCCGACCTATTGCTTTAACTTCGTCTACTGTCACAAGACTCATAGCGCGATCCTTTCATACCCGAGGGCGCTCGCTACCTTCCAGTCTACCCGGGCTTGTACTTCTTCGAGTAGCTCGGGTGTATAATGATTGAGATATACTTTTTTGAGATAGTGGTTTTTATCAAATTTACGCGACGTCGGCAACATTCGGGTGTTCATATGTTGACCGTCGGCGCTTCTAAAAGGTTGATCTTTCCGCGCGAGGTCCCCGGCGACGGTAGCTTCGAGAACGCCCTCGGGGTCGGCGAGCAAGTCGTCGTAGCGAATGAACCGAGCGCCGAAGGCTTCGGCGTTGGCGACGTGTCCGGCGTATAGGCTGTTCCACTTCTCGATTGCGTCCGCTGTTCTGATAAACTTCGCGAGGGTCAAACCGCGGTGTACTTTGTGGAACCGGTGCATACTCGGAAGCCACTCGACGGGGTGCTTGCTTATTACCAGATTAAGCGTCCCCGCCAGTTCGGCGTCGGTGCTGTAGGGTCCGTGAGTCCAACCGAAATTGGCCCCCATTATTTTGACGCGGTAGTTTGCAGCAAGTAGCCATTGAAGCCAATTGTTTCCGCTTCGTTGTATTCCGTAAACCTTCGCCTTGTTCATGCTTCGCGCCCCACATTGTAAAGCCAAATTCCCCGACAACCTTCGACCCAAAAGCCGAGGGTTTGCAAGGGCATGATTGCCTTAATTGCTTCCCGGGGTCCGTCGTAAAGTTGGTTCGTGTCGTGTACCCCGACGACATAACGGGCAACCCGAAGCGCCTCGACAATGTCCCCCCGGGCGCCGTCGAAAGAGTGGTCGCCGTCGACCCAAACAAAGTCGAACGAATTGTCCGGTTGCTTCTGCAAAAACTCGACGGAGTCCGACTTGACAAAGTCGACCCGCTCTGCGAGACCGTTCGCCGCCAAACGCCGGCGCGCGGGCTTCTCGTCTCCGGCTTCGCCGCCGTGGGCTTTGCTGAAGTTGTCGACGCTTACGAGCTCGCCCTTTTTGTTTTGTTCGAGAGCGAGCGCAAGCCACGCGGTCATATGTCCCGCGCTTACCCCTATCTCGAGAACCCGCGCCGGCTTTATCATTCGGACAAGCCCGAAAAGAAAAAGCTTTTCCTCGAGGTTGCTCCCCGCTTTCTTCGGGTGTTGCGCGTCGTACTCGATCAAGCTCCGAATGTTCGCCATTATTTTTCGTCCTTGTATTTATAAATCACGTCTTGGTGTTGGGGGTGCCGGTTGTATTCCTGCACTCGGAGGTACCCGTACCCCGCCAAGAGTTCGCGGATTTCTTTCGGGTCCGGCCAACCGGGGAGAGCTTCGCGGCGCTCTTCGAGATTTATCCACCGGACGCGGTGACTCGCGAGAAGGTTCTCGGCACCTTCCAAAGCTTCGAGTTCCATACCCTCTATGTCCATCCACAAGAGGATACGCTTCGGGCTTTTGTACCACGCGTCGAAGCGGTCGAGAGTCCAAAGCGGGGTGACCTTATGCCCTATTTGCGCGTCGGTCCGGCGCTTCGCGCTCGCGTCGAGAAGGTTCTCGGGGTTGTAGTAAATATCGACCAATCCGTTTCTTGACCCTACCGCAACCGGGGCAATCTCCCCGGGGAAGTTCCGAAGCTTTCCCGGGTATTCATCGACCAAAGGCTCGGCGCCGAAAACTTTCATTTCGGGGTACTGCTCTTTTAGGGTCTTGGCTTCGCTCTTCGGACCTATCCCAATATCATAAAGCGCGAGCGGCGCGCGTTCGATATGGCGGGAAATCCAAAGTTCCATTTTTTCTTGCTTGGTCAATTCTCTACCCATTGACGGGTACCCCTTCTTGGATTTTCGAGAATGCCTTCTTTACAAGCGGGGGGAGCTCCCAACAAACCGCGCGAACTTCGCCGTCGCCGCAAGGCCCGAGGGTACCGTCCCAATTGAACCAAGACGCTTGTCGCTTGCTTCGGTTGCGCCGGTCCCCGTCCCGCCGTAGATAGAACTCGTGTTTTGCTTTCATCATGCGGGGGCTTTGAACGTGGCCGAGGTGGTAAATACAAGCGAGGGGGCAAGCCTCGACCGCTTGCGCTGTAAGCTCGCCAGAACAAAGTCGCCGACCGTCGACCCCTTTTGCTACCGTCCCCCGGTAGCTTGTCCACTCGTTACTAGCGCGCCAACGCGCCCACCGTAAATGGTTATGGGTTCCGCCTCCGAGCGGGTGCGGCTTGCCCCACCTTTGGTCGCCCGGGACGTCGACGACGTAGTGCTCGAGGTCGTGCCAAAAATGAACCCACCGGGGGCAACCAAAGTCGGGCGCCTTTTCTACCCAAGCGCCGAGCTCGTGGTAAATCTCGTCGGCGTCTACTATCAAAAGCTGATTTCCTGTCATGTACTTTTGACAGGCTCGACGCATTTCCCCCTTATCTTCCCAAAGCTTGCGCTCGATCAGTTTTATTTTCTTGTCCGGATCCGGGTAGGCTTTGATTAGCTCGAGCGAGTCGTCGCCTTTGACGTGCGCCCAACGCTTCGTCGGACCGTGGGCAATGATAACTTCCTCGACGTGTGGGTATACCGACGCAATCGCTTCTTGAACCGAGCGCCCGTAATAACAAATCATTTGCGCCGAGACGCGCCGCTTATTGAAATTGAAGTACGGAATTTCGAGCATTGTCTTTTTCATAGCGCCCATTCCGAACGCCTCCCGGGCTTCTTCGGCGTCAATCTTTGGCTTTGTCTTGCCCTCGACAATTTCGTAAACCTTGCGCTTAAATGCGTTCGGGTTGTTCCATTGTGCGTAGGTTATCCGGTCGCCGTAGTTTTGACGGAGCACGTCGAGGTCGTACGCGACAACGGGGGTCCCATTACAAAGCGCCTCGCCGGGAACCATGCCGAAGCCTTCAAAGAGTGAAGGCGCCGCAACAACCGCCGCGTCTCGCATGATTGCCATTTTGCCCGCGTCGTTTACGGGAACCTTAAAATGGACAACTTTGTGGAGGTCCGTACTTGTCGGGACAACCGAGGGGCGCCCAACAAGAACAAGGTTTAGCGGGTGCGGGTATTGCATAACCGTATCGACTACGACCGGCCCGCATTTGTACGAACTCGACCGCGCGGAGTACACAACATACGGCGCGGCGAGAACGTCCGGGGGTAACGGGTTTTTTGCCCCGGGTGTAATAGCGTGGGTATTGATAGCCGGCGGGACGATCCCGGTCGGGACTGTAACGGGCATATACTCGAACAAGTAGTGAAGGCTTTCGGCGCTGTTGCAAAGTAACATATCCGCGGCGCTGTAAATGTCCCGTAGGTTTTCCATTTTCGGCGCGGTCTTCGGGTCGAACTTGGCGACCCAATTCGGCGTTTCAAAATTGATAAGAACCAAAGGGACGTAGGGGTGCCTCCGCTTGAACTCGACCGACTGCCTCCCCATCATGTTTTTACCGTCGGAAAATATTAGGTCAATGTCCGGGGGAAGCTTGGCGGCGTCGTCGCCTACGAGAATATGGAGGTTTTTATTTTTCTTGTAATCGTCTTTCCACCGGGGGATATGATCGGTAACGAGAAAAACCTCGCCGCCCATATCCGCCAAAGTCCACGCCATTTGATGAACGTGCAACCGACCGCCGCTGTAAAAGTTCGACGTGTGCATAAATACCGCGACCCGCGTTACGGGGTCGAGTGCATTCCGCGGGGGCAACGCCCCCCGGGTCGGAAGCTCGTCGGCTTCAATCGTCCCTTGGCCGCGAAGTTTCATAGCAAGGCGCCGGTTGCAAACTTCGACCAAGTCCCCGGGCATTTTCGGCATAGGGCGCCCTTGGTCGTCCCGGAAGACGTGCGGGGCTAAGACTCGGTAAGTTGTCAACCTATCACCTCCACTTCCGAAAGCTTAACTTTTACGCTGTCGTCTTTGCTCAATTTAACGAGAACCGAGTCGCCGTCGATCTCGACCGCTTCTCCAATTTCTTCGCCGAATTGAACGAGCGCGCCGACCTCGAGTTGGTCGCCGCTTTCACCCTTCGGAGTTTCTTTCCCGCCCGAGCCTTTCTTATTTTTCTTTTTTCCCGGCGTTTCTTTTTTCGGCTCGTCAGTAAATGTTTCCTTCAAGGTGAAATCCGCCCCGACGTTTGCGGCTTCGCCGGCTTCGTCTAGCGGGGCAATGGCACCGTCCGCTTTGAGGCGTTTTGCCTCGACGCGGCGTTCTATGTTGACAACGCTACCAGAATTAGCGCGGCGCTCGGTGCCTTTCTCGTCGGTGTAGCGGATTGCCTCTTTGCTCGTTACTTTGTACCAACCCATTTCTTGCTCTCCTTTTTTAAGATAGAAGGGGCGGGCGTCCCCGCCCCTTCTGTTTTACTACGTCGGTCTAGCTTATTCAGCTTGTCTCTTCGTCGCCGAGGATAGCGCAAACGCGAGGCTGTACGAGCTTACCGCCCATTACCGCAAACATAACGATTGTCGCGACATTGTGGACGATGTCGTAGTCGTCGCTTCGTTTAATGACAATGTCCTGTTCCATAGGAACGTAGTATTCCCGGAGATCGATAAAGGACACGTCGCCGTCGGTCCCGATATTCGGGGTGCGGGTTGTGGAAATGAACGGATAACCGGCGAGCCGGTCGAAGGGCCCGTTTGCCATAGAGGCGGTGAAGAGTTGGCGACCTTCGTTGTCGGTCAAGTCTTCGAGAACCTCGAGAACGCTGTCGTCGATAACGTAAACGGCGCCGGCGCGGTGGTACGGCTTCAGCTTATATTTAAGCTTGGTAATATCCGTACGGGTAACGGTGCCGGAGGTCGCCCGCTTGCGTTCGCGGATTCCGTCGGTTTGCAGGTAGCCGAGGGGCTTCCCGCTTCCGTCGCCATTGATAAACGCTTTGTCGGCGGCGTCGAGGATAACTTGACGGCCGCGAGTGGCAAGCCACTGTTCCATAGCAATGGCCGAGCGATTCAGCAAACGAATAGAAATTTGCGTGTGCATTGCGTACTCATGCGTCGCAATTTTCACTTGCTCAAAACGGGTGTCGGTCTTGGGCTTCAAGCCGGCTTCCTCGATCCACTCGCCAACCATGCCGCCGTATTCATCCGCGTCGGTCTGTTTGCTTTTCGGCATTGTGATTTCACCGGTCGGCGCGGGCATAACGGTTGCACGATTCAGAATATGGGTCTGTTCTGTCGCGAGGTCAAGCATGGGAAGACGGAAGTCTTCGGGGATTGTGTAGCCGCCGAGGGCGTCGGTCCCGGAGACCATGGTTGAGGCTTTCATGGTGCGAGCAATGTCGGCGGGGTGCATACCGACGGAGCGCGCCCACCTGTAACCCATCATTTTGATTGTGAAAGAACGGGGCATAACGATACCGCCCTCGGTCTTTTCCGAGAAGCCGGCGCCTTCACGCGGAGCCACGGCGCGCATTTCTTCGCCGCTAAGACTCTTCGCGCCGCCTTCGATGTACTTCAAGGCAATACCTTCCTTGGCGCGGAGTTCTTTGTCGTGGTCCCGGGCTTCGGCGGCTTTACCGGCGACGGTTGTTCCGGCGGGCGGGACAACGGTCGTCATGGTGTTGGCTTTTTCGATCGACGCGGCGATACTCTTCGCGCGTTCGGCTTCCTCGATTGCGTCGTCGAGTTCCTTTTTGAGAGCGTCGACTTCTTCACGCTTGGCGTTGAACGCTTCGCGAGCTTTGTCTTTGTTCTCTTCCCCTTCGGCTTTGTCGATGCCGACCGAGAGTTCTTTCATTTCCGCATAAGCGGCGTCCAGTTCTTTTTTGATAAGAGCAATGTCACGCATTTTGGTTTTCCTTTCCGAAAACTAAAAACAAACTAAAGAGCCGCGATCTTTGCGGCGTACCCGCGAAGCTCAACGTCGAGGTCGTCAACTATGCCTTTCGCATCGACCGCGGGGGCGGTGATACTTTCGGGACCTTCCTCGACCGCCTTCGGCGCGGGCTCCGGTTCCTCTTCGGGAATGGACGCCGCTTTTTCCACCGGTCGTGGAAGCGAGACCTCTACTGCTAAAACCTTCGCTTCTTTTATAAGGTTATCCTGCACTTGGATTACCTCGAAATCAAGAACCATTTTGAACGCGTCCCCGACCGAATAGGTGGTGGGGATTTTGTCGCCGCGTTCGTCAATGGATTTCTTAAATACATTCGGCGCGAGTTCGACCTCGACCGCTTCGAAAAGGTCCTCGGCGGTGTAGTCTTCGCCGAGCTCTTCGAAGTCTTTCTCGGTCCGAACCAAGCGCGCGTCGGTAGTAAGCTCGAGAGTATAAAGCTTCCCGCGTTGTTGCTCGTTTATGCCAAGCGCGCGACGGTGCTTCTGAAGGTGATTGATAACGCTCGCCGGGGCGCGCTTCCCGGAGCGGGCGCCCATAGCCGCGGCCCAAGCGGCGCGGAGTCCGCCCTCGTGAAGATAGAGCTCGCCGGTTGTCCAGATTCCCGCGTCGTTTTTGTTGCCCGGGTTCTGGACCCAATGGTGCGGGAACCCCCAAGTCGATTTTTCGTCGGGGCTTGTCCCGGGGCGCTCCCACGCAAAAGCGACGAGCGGGAGCCCGGGCTTTTCAACGCTTCCCCAATTGGGTTCATTCTCGGCGACCTCGCTGTTATGGTCTTCTTTGGTAAATTCTTTTTCGAGGGTCTTCCGGAGGTCCTCGTTTTCGATTGCCTCGGCGAACCGCTTCACAAGCGCGGGGTCGGCTTCTTTCATTTCCCGAACAAGGGCTTGCGGGTTTGCCGGTACGGGGACCGCGGAGAGTTCGAGAAGATCCCATTCTTTGAATTTATAACCCGTTACTTGTCCGTTCTCGTCGGAGATTGTTTCCGCCGCTTTCATTTCCGGGGCGAAGCCAATCGACCAAGCGGAAAGGAAGCCCTTCGCGTACTTGTTGAAAATCATTGCCGCGAACGGGTCGTCTTTATCGAACTCAATAACGCCCATTACCGCGTCGTCGCTCGTGTAGAGTTCCTTTATTTTCCCGATTGGCGGTTTCGTTTTGTCGTGCGCCCAAAGAACAACGGGGTTCGCCTTGAAGTTCTCGAGCCTCGCACCGCGGGGTTCGACAATATCGCCGTCCCGGTCTACGCTGTTTGTGCTCATAACGGCGGTCAATGTGTGCGTCGCTTCGTCGACGCTCATAGCTTTCGCAACTGTAATCTTACGGGTTGCCATTTTTTGTACTCCTCTACAATAGTTCTCTAAAGTTCAAACTCGCGAGCATTGTCGCGTTGTTACTCATTGGCGCCACGCAAAGAACAAGCGTGTCCCGGGTGCCGGCTATCGTGGCGCCGAGACGAAGCGCGGTCAAGAGGTCCTGCCCCGCGGACCGACTCGAGGCGGACGCGTACCCGCTCGCTATAACAACCCCCTCGTCGCTTACCGTGTTGGTTGTGGCTCCGGTCGCCTTTTGTACCGCGGAGTTTGTAAGGTCGCTATAAGTGAACGTACCCGCGATTGTCGGATTCAAACAAAGCGACCAACGGAACGCGTCGTTGGTTGTGGCAATCATAGAAAAGCCAACGGGGATAATTGTCGTGTCTAGGTACGACGACTTCAAGCGTATTCCGACGAGCGCGTAAATTGTGCCCGACGCCGCGGCGTTTATTGTTGTAGTCCCGGTGTCCGCGACCCGCAATATCCCGGTTTCTTGAATGCCTCCCTCGCTAATTACAGAAGAGCAAATATGATCAAGCTCGCCGGCGTCGTTTGTACCGCTCGCCTGTATATCATACCGGAGCGGGAGGTTCGGCGTTGACATATAGACCGAGTCGAAGGCCGGGTCGTTGGCGTGGTTGAAATAATGGACGTAGTAGATCAAGCCTCCAATTACAAAACCGACCCGCGTTCTCCCGACCCCGAGCCACTCGAAGTCTATAACGCCGATAAACGGCGCCGAAAGGTCGAGCGTCAACTCGGAAGGCCCGGTCCCGTCGAGGGGGTCGACATTCCAGTTTGACTGTGTAACCGTCTCGGTTGTCGAACCATTCTTCGCAATGTTCCAAGAGGCGGTCCCGTCGCATTGAAAAAATATCCCGTTGTTCGGCGTCATGTAATCGACGCCGGTTCCTTCAAACAACCCCGCCCGGGAAGTTACCCCCGTTGTTTGCGGCGACCGCGCGGTGAAGAAAACCAACTGACTTTTCCCGGGTTGATAGTTGAACCGCTGTTTTGTTTGGCGTATTGCGTAGTCGGTAGAGTCCGCCGCGACGCTAAGAGTTACCGCGGCGTCGGCCGGCGTGTGAACGCTCGTCGCTGTTCCACCGAGGACCTCGTCCCATAAAAGAGGTTGCTTGTCGTGGAGTTGCTTCGAGTCGAAAATAGTAAAGGGCTCCGAGACCCGGAGCCGGTCGAACGCGTCAATGGACGGCGTGTCGCCGTACTCTTGAACCGCAACTTTGAAGTTGCCCCCGTTGGTCAAGCTCGCATTGTCAAAAGTCCCGTTGTCTTTCTTCCCGGTGATAACGCTTTTTGTTAGCTCGGCGTCGTCTTGGTCTTTTATCGGGTCTTCGATGTTATGGCTACTCCACTTTATCGGAAGCTTTCGGAGAACCATCGTCAATTCAAAAGAACTTTGCGCGCTCGCCCCGTTGGTGTACGAAATCCGGAGGTAAACGCCGAAGGCGGGAGGGGTAAACCACTTTTCCGCACCCGCGTCTATGTCGTAGCTTTCCGCGGTGCGCCAATCGTTGACGCCGTCGCGGCTATATTGAACGTTAACAACCCCGGCGACGTCGCTCGTTACAAACAAAGCAAGCGCATTGTAGGCGGTTATCTTTACCGCTTGACCCGTCCAAGTTTCGTCGCCCGCGAGGGTTGTCGTCGTGCTATTAAGCTCGCACAATTTCCCCTCGGCGACAATGTGCAACTGTCCCTCGTCGTCAACCTCGGCCTTTGTCTCGCCGTCGCTACCAACGATTTGCACGTCGAGCGGGTCGCCCGGGGTGCCTCCCCCGAGAAGAGCTTCGACGCGCTTCCGCCACTCGGTAACGTCATAAACTTCGTTCGACGTGTCGAGCGCAAGACCGCTTTCGGGTTGTGAGTGTGCTCTATTCCGGGTCATGCTTTAGTCCTTAAACCGTTGGTGCGGTATCTTTATATGGGTGCCCACTTGGGAGATTCGCTTCAAGACCCCACTTCCAAGCAAGGTAGCCTTCGAGTTTTTGGCGGTCTGATTCGCTAAGTCCACTCTCTATAAAAATCAACTCGCCAATCCGGCCATCATAGGCATAGGCACCATTGGAAGCCCTGGCCCCCACATAAAGTTCCGTAACAGAAGTCATGGTGCCTCTGATGTCGGTAGACGTGCCTGCAAGCGTACCATTCCTCCAAACGTCTTGCCTGTTCCTCGCACTTGGTAGTACATAGGACAAGACGTGTGCATCCGTAGACCCTGTGTAAAGCGCGGGATAGTTGATCCCCATGCGTGACGTCGAATTTACAATATTATATGATTCCTCTGTACCCTTCAGATTGAACATATAGGCATTATTTAGTGAATCAACTTCCGCCACCATGAAAATGGACATAGTGTAGGTGCCGATGCTGTTTGGAAGACTGGCGTTAGCTAAGGCGTTGGCGTAAAAGTCAATCGCGTTTAGGCCGCCTATTGTCGCGGTCCCGGTCGTCGGCTTCAGTGAAACACTGCCTTGCGCTAAATGATTGCCATTTCCGCTAAGGTCGTCCCACTGACTCACCGCACCGCTGGATTCGGTAATCGTGTCGAGGGCCGAAGCATCGTACCACGCTTCTGTAGTTATCTCTGAAGGATTCCACAGATTCGGCCCACCAAACAACGATCCATCATAACGGTACGGGTGGCCGCTAGGCAAATTCCAGTGTGATACGTCCATTATAAATCCCCTCCCCACTTCCACGCGAGATATCCTTCGAGCTTTCGTTGAGTTGCCGAATCAGGAATTGTATCTAAGAATATTAGCTCTGCGATATATCCTCCATTGTCCACCGAGGACGCCGGACCCTCTCCTGCAGGAGCAAATATGGTAATACCGTCAGACCCCTGAGTGTTTGCGTTGCCTGTTGCTATTTGGGTTCCGTCACTCCACATTTGACTGCTTGAACCGTTAAACTCATGATAGAAGACGTGCGGATTAGTGTCACCTGTACCTGATACCAGATATGTTCCGGCGTATATCCTAAAATTGGTTTCAATTGTCACAATATTGCGATTAGTGGACGTATAGCTGTCAATCATAAATTGACGGGATGTGCTGCCCCACCTCCACACACCTACCATCGCATTCCCTTGAGAAATGGTTGTTCCAAAACTTTTTGACATTGCGTGACCTGTGCCAGTTACGGATACCACATTTTTCCCATTCAGTGTAACTAGTCCAGTGTCAGGCTGTTTGCTACCAGTGGGTTGAACCAAGTGGTGATTATTTCCGCTCTTGTCATCCCACTGACTAACAGCGCCACCACTCGCCGTGATGGTATCCGCATCGCTCGCATCATACCATCCAGTTGTTTCTATAAAATCCGGGCTCCAATAAGCATTGACGTCGCTTGTCCAATTGGTCACCACCGGATAACCTGTTTTTAAAGCTTGAACAAACGCCCGAACCTTTCCCCCGTAGTATGTGCTCGTGACGGTCCAAGTTGTTCCGCTTCCACTTTGCACCAAATCGTACCCAACTTGTCCGGGAGCTTGTGCATAAATCCCAATGCCGACTGTGTCCGGCGTTTGTGTATAGGTTCCGGGGTCAACCGTTATAAGGTCCGCCTCTAGCGAAATTGTCGGAAGTTGGAGCACCGCAAACTCGTCTTGGACCCCCTTTGGCTTCCAATTGGACAAAGCCCGGTCCGGGCGGAGACCTATCCCCCTGTTTGCAGTTTGCATTCTTGCCAGTCTGTCAAACTTCATGCCCATAAATTTTTACTCCCGGATAAAGCCGATCATTTCGCAAACGTCGCCGTTGGTGCCCTTGACTACGAGCACGTCTTCGCGCGTGAAGTTGCCGCTCGAAAGGTCGAGGGTTGTCCCCGCTTTAATTGTCCAGTAGAGACTAGACGCCCCGGGGCGAGATACTAAAAGAGTATTGTCGCCGCGCGCCTGTATTCCGACCGCGACGAACTCGCGGTTTATACTTATTTCCTGCCATGTTCCGTCGAGGTTCAAGGTCTTGACTTTGATAGGGCAATTCATCTTTTATTCTCCTTTAGTAAATCGTTCCGCGGTCAAACTCGGGCTCTACAATCCCGACCGCTTCAAGGCCGAAAGTATCCGCGGCTTTTTGCATTCGAAGCCCCGGGGCGTTCATTGGGTCCCACCCTTCCTCGGGAGCCGGGAACCGTTGGCGGAGAATGTTCAAGGCTACTTGGTCGCCTTCCCCCTGCCACTCGTTGTCGCGGTCAATCCAATACTTGTTTTCCCCGGTCTTAATATATCCAAAGGGCGCGCTCATTACAAAAGCCCCCGCAATCCGTCTATGAGAATATCGAAAATTTCCGGGTCCTGTTTTGCGAACTTGACCGGCTCAAACATAAGCCGTTCCATTCCAAGCGACGGAAGCTCGGTAACAAGACCGAGGTCGGCCCGACCGGCGACGACGTTCGAGGGTCCCACTTTGTAGAACTTCGTCGCGTAATGGTTCCAACCCTTTTCT